GCAGATACGCAGTATGAAGAAGAGCCTGAAGAGTTTCATCAAAGATTGGTTGGCATTAATCACGGAATAGCTAATGGTGCATTTGGTGATAAAAATCTTTGGATAATGGGTTTTCATCCAGATGATGAAGAGCATGAAGGAATGCTTGATTACGAAGACGATGCTCCTATTGAGTATGACACAAGCAGTCTTTTAATCCCGCCAGATGAAGAAGAAATATATGCAATGATATTTATTCAAAGGCTTGATAAGTTGCAGGAAGCTGCTTACAAGTTAAAGCCTACTGGATATTATGAAGCTATGTTTAAAGATTCAGAGCCATCACATATCTTTGAACTAAGAGAACGGTTTTATAAACAACTTAAGGAAAATTAAGATGCCCGGAAAGAAGCCAATGAAGAAAGTTGGAGTGAATAAAAAGAAGCGGCCCAAGGCTATGCGGGGCGGTAGAATGGTTGGCAAGCCAATGAAAAAGGTTGGGGTCAACAAGAAGAAACGACCCAAGAAGTAATTCGGAGGAATTATGGCTGATAAACTAAAGGTAGTTGAGAATGGCTACAGCTTGCTTACAGGAGACCCTGTATATCAAATTGCAAATGCTGAAGATGAGGTTGTAGATGTTGGGCCTTATACGAAGAAGGAAGCAGATGCAGCACTAAAGGCATTGGCTCCTAAAAAAGCAGAGTCTAAAAAAGAACTTGCTGATAAAAAAGCTTCAGCTAAAAAAGCTCCAGCTAAAAAAACTGCGAAGAAGTAAAGTATGGCTACTAGCGGAACCTACACATTTAATTTAGATCTTGGAGATATAGTCGAAGAGTCGTTTGAGCGTGCTGGGTTAGAAGCAAAGAGTGGTTATGACTATAGAACTGCTAGGCGCAGCTTGGATTTATTATTTTTAGAATGGCAAAACAGAGGGTTAAACCTTTGGACTATTCAAGAAGGATCTCAAGCGATAACGTCTGGTACAGCTCGATATACCTTTAGCGGCGATGTTTTAGATATTGTTGAAGCGTTTATACGCACAGACTCAGGCGACACTAGTAAGCAGACAGACCAAATGCTTACAAGAATATCTGTTAGTCAGTTTGCGCATTTAACAAATAAGCTGTCATCTTCCAAACCATTACAGTATTGGTTAGAAAAAGATCCAGCAGCTATATCTATAAATCTTTGGCCTGTGCCTGATTCAAATCAAACATATACGTTAATTTATTATTATCTTCAAAGAGTCGAGGATACTGGTAGTCCGGCAACTAACAACGTTGATATACCTGCTAGGTATTTGCCTTGTATGGTTGCGGGTCTTGCGTATCAAATAAGCCTTAAGAAGCCAGAGGTTGCAGACAGAATACCTGTGTTAAAGCAAGTGTATGAAGAGCAATGGTCATTGGCTGCTGATGCGGATCGTGATAAGTCATCTCTGTTTTTTACACCCGGAGGGTATAGAACAGTATGAGTATATACGCTAGCGGTAAATATGCTTTTGGATATTGCGATATTACAGGCTTTAGATACAAGCTGAGTGATTTGGTTCCTCTAGTAAGGGATGGCAGAGATACTGGGCTTCGTGTTGGATATGATCAGCTTGATGTTGATAACCCGCAATACGAGCTTGGTCGCATGAGTATTTCAGATCCTCAAGCGTTAAGAAACCCAAGACCTCCTAAAGCATTGGCTGATTCAAGAAAAATGTTTGCGTTTGATCCTGTTGGTGGTGGTATAACTGAGCTAGGCAGTAGAACAGTTGGCTTAGATATACACGCTAAAGTTGGCAAAGTAACAGTGAGTACATCCTAATGGCTTGGACATATACTACATTAACTCAGGCAATTAAGGACTACACAGAAAATACTGAGACAACCTTTAGTAATAACATTGCACGTTTTATTGTTTCAGCGGAAGAAACAATACTTAGAACAGTACAGCTTCCTAACTTTAGAAAAAATGTAACGGGTACGTTAACAGCTAGCAGCCCTTATTTATCTACGCCATCAGACTTTTTGTTTCCTTATTCGTTAGCAATTAATGACTCTGGCTATGAGTATTTAATATTTAAAGATGTTAATTATATGAGGGAGCTGTATCCGGTTGCTGCAACTACTGGTGTTCCTAAATATTACGCATTGTTTGATGATACAACGTTTATAGTTGGGCCTACGCCCGGATCAAACTACACAGCAGAGCTTCATTATTTTTATGAGCCTACTTCAATTACTACGTCTGGAGATGGAACAAGCTGGTTAGGAGATAATGCTGATAATGCGTTGTTGTATGGCTCGTTAGTTCAGGCTTATATATTTATGAAGGGTGAGCCAGATGTTGTTCAGCTTTATCAAAAGCAATTTGATGTTGCGTTAGGACAATTAAAATTAGAAGCAGATGGTTATGATCGAACAGATGCCTATCGAACAGGGCAAATTAAAATGAGGACTAGCTGATGTTTACTATGGATGTTGGAATGTCAGCGGGCAGCGTAAGCGTAGAGACTACAGAGCATAGAGGTTTTACTCCTGAAGAAATTGCAAAACGAGCTTGCGAAAAGATTATTAGTATATCTGAAGGAACCGACCCAGTATTAAAGGCGCAAGCAGAAGCGTTTAAACAGCGTATGTA